ATCCTCCCCCTGCAGCGAACATAGCTGCTGCGACCTTAGTAGGGTCGCATCCAACGGCGTTTAAGTGTAACGGCGCCGTGCCGCGCAGTCCTCTCAAGGTGCTTAGGATCTTTGCCACCGGGCGTATTTACGTCCAATGTACGCAGACCTAGCAAACTCTTGAGCAGGGCAGGGTAACCGTCCAGTTTGTCTGCCTGATAAACAGGCATAGGCTGCCAAGTCCTTATTTCAGGGACTTGATACCTAGAATTCCATCGATCGATGGATACAACATTCTGAAACGATTCCAAACCCAATCCAGCGCACTGGGGGCCAACCATGGGAAGTTTTCCCACAATCTTCTCCACCCTTTTAATAAGGGTAGAGGCCGTTCGCCAATAACCTCTTCGATAGAAGAGATTTGACGTGGCGACCCAGGAGATCAGTGCGTCGGCGTTCTGCTTGTTGTTTGGAGGCAATTGTCGCAGGTACGTAGGTGTAACCTCGTACCCGCCAAAAGCATCCATCCCGCAGCTCTCCCGGAATTGACCATCCGAGAAAGATTTGCGGACATTTACTTTGCAGTAGTACTTATGCAAAGTACAAACAACAACTTCCGACTCGTCAGTTGGGACGATAATATCGTCACCATAGACGAAGACGCTCTCCTTCACTTTCATAATTGAAGGGAGCGACACAGGAAGGTTTCGCTTCCTCAGTAGTGCCGCTATACAAATTGTATAGAAGTACATGGCTTCTACTGGGAAACAAAGAGCACTACCCATAGACGCAAATTTCCGTAAGGGGATTACATCCCCATCGGGCATCTGCGCCCTCGTCGATCTGCATGCAGCAATAGCGTCCCTTAAATCAGGGTTACTATCAAACATGCTGAGAGCGAGCTCGTAAGGAACGAGATCACTAGCCGATGACAAATCCAAAGTAGCGAATTTGCCATCATTCGACGAGGATAAAGCAAGCCTCCGATTAACAGACTGGTCCGTGAAATTCACGTGGCCAGCCGTCAAGGGGTGAGCTTCGACAAGACGTGTAATCCTGCCGGATAGAGCCTGCTGTGCGTATTGCATGCACACGGGCTCAATCGCAATTATCCTGGGCGTCTTAAGAGTCTTGGGAACGGGGATAACCCTTACGGGCTGTTCCTCGCTCTCCGGAACGATAGTAACTTTCTCGAACTCCTCCGAGAACCGCGCGTTTGAATTAACAAACGCGTAGTCCAATAGAGGGAAATAAGGTTCGAG